CTCCCACAGTGGACTGACGGTCACCGTGAGCGCCACCGGGCGCAACACCACCATCTCGGGTTCGTTCACTGTCGTCGTCACCGATGGCGTCACGCAGATCACCCTGCCCGGCAACTACGAGTACTACTTCGGTGTTGCGGGCTAATGTCGTCACAACCTACATAATTAAAGTAATGGAGATGCAATGATTGAACCAGGGNGACCAAACCTCTCCACACTAGGAATGGGCGTAGGTACTTTCCTATTAGGAGTATGGGGCATTTACGAGAAGTACATGAGACACAAGCTGGAGAAGGCTCAGATTGCAAGTCAAGTAGCAGAAGAAAACGCAAACAATGCCCTATTCTCAAACCTAACTACTAGGTTGAACAGCTTAGAAGAAGAAGTGACACGGCTTCGCCGTGATCTAGATAAGGAGCGAGAGTACAGGTTCCTGTTAATCACTACTATGATTGAGCAGGGACTATCTCCTCCCCCATTCCCATCAGCATAAGTGTTAGTCCAATTAAAAGAAAAGCCCCTAGGCCATAAACCTAGGGGCATTTTTTTTACCTGCTACATTGGTAGCCAGGGAAGGGCTCGCCATTCACCTGACAAAGGTAGGCATTCAGTTGGTCCTGGAGGGACATAATGTGAGCATCTCCTGCGGCGGCTTCTCGAACAAACGCTGCAAGGTCTTCTTGCACTGCTCTGGTCTCTGCATCATCGCTGCCTCCGGCAAGCTGAGCCTCTGCGCTGGCTGCTCGTCTGAGGGCTTTTTGCCAATGCTGGCGCAGCTCGTTGTTATCAGCANTAAGCCTAGCAATAGTAATGTCATGTAGCTTGTTCGCATCACTTACTCCTTTGAAGTAGGCATTGCCAATCTCAGCACTGAGCTGGTCCGCCTTGTCTCTCTCTTCGTTGCGTTGCTTGTAAGCTTCGATGAGCCGCTCTTGAATGGTCATCACGTACTCACGATGATAGTCCTTAGCAGAGTCTAGCCTGTAGGTTTGTACGGCTCCGAAGGCTAGGGCTGCAAGCAGTAGCCCGCCCAGTACTCTAGTAGTGAGGCTCATGGCTTAGGTCCCCATACTACTTCCGTATCAGTGTTCCTCTTGTGTGCAAGAATGGCATCGTTAGTCAGACGCTCAGCTCTCCATATTGCTTCCTTCTTATCCTTAAAGATTAGTTCGGTGAAGTACTTAGCTCCAGGTACTGGTGCCTCATAGGCAAGTAGAGTCCAGATGTGTCCGCTATGTTTCTTCACTTCNACATGNTATTCGTCATGCTTTCTAACTACTCTATACTTGGGGTAGATATCCTCAGTCATCACTCCCTCGCTAGGCTGAATCTCTCAGCCGCTCTCTTGTAGTTCTTCTTCAGATATCGAGCTAGGCTGACACCCTCGTACTTGCGACACAAGTAATCAAGGGTTAGAGGCATCTCGCAGAATTGCCCATCTACTACTTCGTTTAGTATCATAATGCCACGCCAGTGGGTATTGGCCATACCCTTATAGGGCTCATCCTGGATGTAGCACGAGCCGCATACGATGCCGTGCCTAATCTTACCTGTGGCGTACTGGATGTTACCTTGCATGAGTCCCTGCTGGTGNCCNTGCACAAAGCTAGTACCAATCTTATTCAGGCGGTTCTGGATAGTACCTGCGATGGGCTTGCCTGTGTTAGGGTTGGCGAAGTAGTGAGCGTAAGTCACGCCATGCACCTCAATGGCTTTAGGACTTCCGTTGAAGTATGGGACAATCTCCCAGCCATGATCCTTATCGTTAAACAGGTGATGGCCTACTACGCCTTCCAGCTTAGGGTCATTCTCAATCACACGGGTCAACCTGTCTTCATGATTACCACGTAAGATAATCTTACGCTTAGGGGTGAATCCCTTCATGTGCTCCTCTAGTATATCAAGAGCTAGGTTGCCTGCCTCTATGTCATCATAAATGCGAGAGCCTTCCTTAGTCTTGGAACCCACTGGGGACCAGCTTGAACAAGCTGGCATATCCCAGTGGTCCCCTAGATGAATCACTACGTCAGGCTGATACTCCTTGATAGCTTCACCTATCCAGCGCAGGTGGGCCACTGGGTGGCCCTTTGCTACCTGCGTATCGGGGATAATGAAATGTCGATAACGTCTAGACATAATTAATTCAGGGTTCGGTTGAGCCCTAGATCCTCCTCTGCGATTTCTATAATACTATCAGGATCAATTATATTATCCAGTCCTAGTAGTAGAGTTTCTGCTACGCGGTAGGAGGCAGGAACAAAGCCCTGCTCCTGTGCCTCTTCATCTGTTAGCAGTGGGTCCCACTCAACTGCCATGTGAATGTTAGGCTTGTCACCATCAGAGGTGATAGTAATTACAACCTTGTGAGTGTATCGCATTAGCCTAGCTCCCCTGGCTCAGAGTCACCTACGGTCATGGCAAGGATGGTAGCAATAGGCCAGCCCCAGGTCAGCAGGAATCTGCCACGCTCATCAATCTGATACCCCTGCTCTGCAGCAGCTACGTCAAGAATATCAGCTAGAGCTTCGCCCTGGTAACGGCCAAGGACATAAAGTAGAGCTAGTAGAATAGTTAGAGCTATAGTCATTGTTTCTCCTTTCGTTCCTCCGCTGTCTTCTCAGCGTGACATGTGTTGCATAGAACCTGAAGCCCATCTTCTGAACAGAACAATCTCTCACAGAATCCGGGTAGATCCTCAAAGCTATTGAGGCTACCTGCTGGTATCTCGTGATCCACACTCACCTCCTTAGCTTTAAACCACCCCTTGCACTTCTTACACTGGAACTCCCACTTAGTTCTCTTGTCATCTCCCTCATACGCTCGCCTCGCATTGACCAGCACCTTAAACTTAGGAGGCCATCTGTTGTAAGCAGAGCGTAGAGCGGAGCGCAGGAAGCCAAAGAACTTAGCCTGGGACCACTCGGGATAGCCGGGAAAGGGAGGCGTCCTAGCCTTCCTCACTCGTTTCTTCGTTGCCTTCTTCGTTGCTTTCCGTGGCACTTTCTATCGGTCTCCCATCGAAATTAATTCCCTCCTCTCGCTGAATCCACACTAGCGTTGCGTTCTCCCAGAACTCGTGCTCAATCCCCTTAGAGGCATAGGCTTGCTGGACAGCAACATACTGATCCGCCCATGACTCCTTGCCTGCCAGTATCTTGTCAGCAGTCTTAGGTCCTACCTTGGGGATACCTCTAACATAGTCCGTACTGTCGCCTGTCAGCACTTGCTTCCAGAAGTTGTAGTTGGCCTGTGCTAGGGTTACATAATAGAACTCATCCTTAACGTAGTTGTAGTGCCAGCCAGGAATGTTGTCTAGATCCTTATCTAGAGATACAATGCATGTGGATCTGTCCTTATGTTTCCACTGCTCGATACCACAGGCATCGTCCGTCTCCATGCCCGTAATCACTTCAGCTCCCCAGAAGTCTACGAGGTAGGCTCTAATCTCATCGAAGTACTTAGGGCGAGCTGAAGGATCACGGTTTCCCTTGTACGGCTGGATGGTAGCAATCCTATCCCTATAATTGCCTCCACCCTGTAGAAAGATTCTGTAGGTAGAGTCCTCACTAAACTTGGATAGGATAGACTTAACCTGCATCTTCACAGAGTGAAGGCAATTCTCTAGAGGCTCTTCTACAGGATTGCCCCATTGGTCCTTGGAGTTATCACTAGCAAATCCGCAACGATAGACAATACTGTCGGCGTCAATGATCGGCCGCAAGGNGGACGGCTGAATCATAAGTCTCCTTTATAGACGATAGTCTATCCTGTAGCTCGTGCACAAGAGCCACTAAGTCAGCATACTCCAAGGTTTCTGGAGGCACTGAAACCAGTGCCTCCGTTGACCAGGTGCTATAATCTTCCTCAAACATCAGCGCACAACTTGCTGAGTCTGAATGTTGACGATTACGACAGGGTTACCTTTGTAGTTCTTCTTGAACTCACGAGCTTCCCTGCGGGTCTTAAACTTTCGGAAAACCTTGTATGAGTCCACTGGATAGTTACCCTTGCGAGTGTTAGCACCATCAGCGACTAGTACATTCTTACGTAGGGAAATAGCATACTTGTTAGTCATATTGTTTTCTCCTTTATGGTTAGTTGTTACGGCAGCTTAGCTGCATACTTCACATTCACCCTGTCGATCCTTACTAGCCTGCACTCCTGCACGGGAGTAGATGTAGTAGAGACCTAGGATGTTTTCATTCTTAAACGCTTCCTTGTGTACCTCTGCGATGTACTTGGGGTCCTCTCCTGCAGCGAAGAATAGGTTAAGGCTCTGCCACTGGTCAATATACCTAGCACGCTGTGCAGCTAGTCGCACTAGCACATGCTGATCATACTCGAACGCAGTGCGGAACACCTTCTTCTCTTCTGGGGTTAGCCAATCCACGTGCTGNACGCTGCCGAAGTTATCCAGAATAGACTGTACTGTCTGCTTGTTGTACACTCCACGTTCCTTCATAACTTCTAGCAGGATAGGACTGATGCGGCTAACTTCACCGCCTGCTGTAGCCTGAGTGTATACATAGGCAGGGTCAGGGTTAATGCCCTCACTAATGCCGCCCATGATTAGAGCCGTACTCTTGGTAGGAGCTACGGCAATGCGTGAGGCGTTACGCACCTTCTCTCCGGTTAGAGAGAAGTCTGTCCACTCTGGCTGTCCCCAGTTCTCACCCATCCACTCACTAGCTCTCAGGCTTTCCTTGTCTAGCTTCTCGAACAGCTCCTGGTTGAAGTAGATTGCGTCGATTCCGTCGAGGCTCCATCTACGGGATTGGAGGTAGGTGTGAAACCCCGCCACTCCCAGTCCGAGGGCTCTGGCTCGCTCGGTGAATCTAACAGCATTTTCAAGTCCTCGTATTCCTCGGGCTCTAGCAATGAACTCACTAGCCACGCAATCAAGGAAAACCGTAGCCGTAAAGATCGCATCTGTATCCTTCCATTCATCGTACTTAGCTACGTTCATGGAGGAAAGCACACATGTAAAGGTGTGGTCCTCGTCTGATGGTAGCACAATCTCTGAGCACAAGTTGCTAGCCTTTACCGGGATCGGGTAGTACTTAGGCAGCTTTCGGTTGGCCTTGTCCGGGAAGAAGAAGTAGCCCTTGCCCGTCACTAGCTTAGCCTTAAGCGCCCTAGCAAAGCGTGCTTGTGCGTCCTTGTCGCCTGAGTCTAGACGCTTCAGGAACTCGTCTGAGATGTTCCAGCCAATGTTAACATCATCAGGCTCCTTCTCTAGGAAAGTAACGACTTCATCGAAATCGTGATGATCAATAGGCAGATAACCTGCCCAGCTTCCTCGTCGTACTCCACCTTGTGACACGTCCCGACTGTCTTGTACGAATCCTTTAAGGACTGGAAGTACGCCGCTAGCCTTTCCTCCGCTACTGATAGCTGCACCTCTGGGTCGAATGTCACCCAGAAAGCCTGATGTACCGAACCCGTACTTGGTGAGTAGTGCGGCTTCCCGGCGGGCTGTATAGAAGCCATCAATAGAGTCTGGGATATAACCCCCAGAGCAGCTAACTGGCAGACCTCTATCCGTTCCTGTATTAGCGAGGACCGGGGTTGATGGGCTGAGCC